AAAAATCTTGACGCTATAGCAGATGAAGTGATAGGGTATGTAAAAAAAATGAAAGATACTCAATCATGGAAAGATGGTTTCTCACCAGCTCCATTAACTCTACTTAACCAGGAGAGATGGAATGATGGTGAAATACCTAAAGAACGTAAAGTTTGGGAAGGTGGTATATGAAACAACATAAATGGCATAAAGAAATAAAAGCATGGGCTGATGGTGCAGAAATTGAATTTAGATATAAAGATAGATATTTAGGTGATGAATGGGAATTAGTTGAAGTATTAAATGATTTTGGTGAGGAATTTGAATATCGCATTAAACCACAACCTAAAGAGCCACAATATTTGTATGTGTATTTAGATGATAACTATGAATTTTCACCAATACCTTTAACAGGAGAATGGGAATACATAGGCAAAATTAAACTAGAGGACTCCGAATGAACATAGGAGAGGCATTAGACAAACTAACAGTCAATCAGTCTGTCATTACTGATTACTACCAACAGGAGTACAGTCATGCGGAGTTTAAGGTTAAAAGCACGGATATATTTACTGATGATTTGGTGCGATATTTCGGTGAGGAAATTCATAGTGGCAAATCACTTGGCTGGGTTAAGACGGAAGATAAGTTTCGTGTTAGGAATTCGGAAGTAAACATTCTTACCGGTGTGTCAGGTCATGGTAAAAGTATGTGGTTATCACAAGTCATATTAGCTATGATGCGACAGCATACTAAATGCCTAGTAGCTAGTTTAGAGATGCGACCTGTATTAACATTAGCTCGTATGATTACACAGACTTTAGGTTCACCAGAACCAACAGATGATTACATACACAAATTTTGTGATAGAGCTAAAGACAAGTTATATATCTATGACCAAACAGGCGTCACTACTTCACAAGACATGATAGCAACGCTATACTATGGGAAACATATTCTTGGTGTAGATGTATTCGTGATTGACAGTCTTATGAAAATGAGTGATATATCTGAAGAGTCTTTAGAAGCTCAAAAACTATTTGTAGATAAGTTAGCTGTTATATCACGTGATTTAAACATTGCAGTTTTCTTGGTCGCACATACTCGTAAGATGAAGTCAGAGGATGAAATACCAGATGCTACAAACATTATGGGTAGTTCACATATAAGAAATTTATGCGATAATATTATTTGTGTATGGCGTAATAGGTCTAAAGAAAAATTAATAGAAGAAGGAAAGACACCTCAAGAAGAACTAAAAATTATTCCTGATTGCAAGGTTTTTGTTCAGAAGCAGCGTAACGCACAATGGGAAGGTTCATTTAACTTTTGGTTTGACCCAAAAGGTTTAAGATATAAGGAGAGTCCATGACCATAAATGACTTCATAAAAGAATGTAAAAAGCTATTTGGTAACGACATTCAATACAAAGCAACTTCTAAAGACGGACAAGTATTTAAAACGAAAGGATGGAGAGATGATAAAGTGGGCATTAACCAGAGACAACTTACCTCAGCTTATAGAAAAGCTAAAAGCACTTGACTTTACTAAGCGCTGGAGAGTAACAGTTACAGATGCTAAATTAAACCGTAGCATGGAACAAAACGAAAGATTATGGGAATTATATACAAGTTTAGGTAATCATTTAGGGATTGAAAAAGATCGTATTCATGAACTAATGGGATATAAATTCTTAAGATACCAAACTGAAATTGCAGGTATGCCTGTAGAACTTATAAAGTCAACAACTAAACTAACCACAAGTGAGATGACAGAATACCAACAACAAATAGAGGTATGGGGTCAAACTATGGGTTGGGGATGGGATTATTAGTGAACTATAGAAATCCTAAACTACTTAAACTAGCTAAAGACGCACCATGTGTTCTATGTGGAAGTAATGATGGAACTGTGGTAGCATGTCATAGTAATCAGTTACGTGATGGTAAAGGTACAGGAATTAAGGCAAAAGATTATCGCATTTGCTATTGTTGCCACAAACATCATGTTATGATGGATAGCGGTAATGAGTTAAATCGTGAAGAAAAGTTAGCATTATTTGAAGAAGCACATAGACGCACAATAGGTTGGTTATTTGAAAACGGACATTTGGAGGTAAAATAATGGGCAAAGGAAGCGCACCTAGACCTTTTACAGATAGGGAAGTATTTGAGTCTAACTTTGATAAGATATTTAGGTCTAAAAAACCAAGTGATGATGTATCGCCACATACACTTGAATATGAATACGAACTAAATAAATCTACAGGCAATGTAGAAAAGACATATTCTCGGATAGATGTTATTTCGCAGAATGGAAATGAAGGATTGCATTATCCTGAGTCTTTAGAGCAAGGCACATCTAAACCTAATGGAGAACAATTTGGCAACGAGTCCAACTCAACTGAGTCTTAAGAAATTACGAGAAGAAGGATATACTGTTCAAGTAGTAGAGTACTGGAATAGTTTTGCAAGGATAAGAATTGACCTTTTTGGTTTTATAGACATTATAGCTTTAAAGGGTAAAGAAGTATTAGCAGTTCAAACAACATCAGTAGGTAACATGAACGCTAGATGTAAAAAGATAGCAGACCATGAAAATGTAGGAGCAGTTCGTGAAGCAGGTTGGACTATTCATGTGCATGGTTGGCATCAAGACGAGAAAAGGAAATGGCATTGCAAAGTGAAAGATGTATCGTGAAAGAAAAGATATTAGCTTATCTTACAGAACCACGAACCATAAACGACATAGCAGAACATATACAATCTAACTATCCTATTACAAAGAACATACTTGTAGAGATGAGAGACGCAAATATAATTCATGCTTATAAAGATAACCAAAATAGGCTAATGCACTATTACGTTCCTCAACCACATCCATTACAAATTATATTTAATCACACAGCAAACTTTACAGATGACCAGATAAAAGGCATCACCATACATAACGCAGATGACGCTAAACATAACCTACAGCACAAGACTACACAAGAAACGTATGGAGAAAGCGTAGCATATACGCTAACAAGATATGACTGACCCTTTTAAGATTATAGAGCCAACAGTTATTAGCTTTAGTGGTGGTCGCACATCTGCTTATATGTTGTGGAGAGTATTGCAAAGTAATAATGGTTTACCATCTGACGCTATGGTTATATTTGCTAATACAGGAAAAGAAGAGGAAGCAACACTTAAGTTTGTTAATGATTGTTCTGTAAATTGGAATGTTCCTATTACATGGTTAGAATATACCACCAAGAATGATATTCAGCATAAAGTTGTAAATTATAAAACTGCTAGTCGTAATGGTGAACCTTTTGAAATGCTCATAGATAAACTTGGTTATTTGCCAAATCCTGTTTCAAGAGTATGCACAGCTCAACTAAAAATTAGAACCATTCATAGATATGTTAGAAGTTTAGGAATAGAACATACAGAAAATTCTGATTGGATGGGAATTAGAGCAGATGAACCAAGACGTGCAGCAAAGGTAGATAAAGATAGAGTTCCATTGTATGTAGCTGGTGTTACAGCTCAAGATGTTGGTAAATTTTGGTCTGAACATAGTTTTGATTTAGAATTACCAAATATGAATGGTAAAACAATGCACGGAAATTGTGATTTATGTTTTTTAAAAGGATACCAACAAATAGTAAGTCTAGTAAATGAAAAGCCTGAAAGAGCTGTATGGTGGGCTAAAATGGAAAGTAAAATGGACAATGTAATTACTAGTGGTGATGGCAATAGATTTAGAAAAGATAGAATGAGTTATTCTAAACTAATGGAATACACTCAAGACCAAACAGATATGTTTGATGACGAAACTATACCTTGTTTTTGTGGAGACTAAATGATTAGCATGGAACGATTAATGTCTATTATGGATGATTGGGCTTTATGGATGAAGTCGGATAATCATAAACTAGGTTATCCAACTAAGTCATTGGGACTCTCTTCAGGTGGAGAGTCAACCAGTGATGTTTTTGAGGAGATGTGTTCTGCGCAGGACATGTCTAACGTCAGGACTCTTCACGCTATCATTCACAGCCTTGAAAAAGGGCAGCAAGAAGCTATATACGCTAGATATCTTGGTGCTAAAAAGCCATTAGCTTATGAGTGGAACATGGATATGGCATACGATAATCTACTAACTATAGCAAGTAGAAGGATAAACGCATAAAGTTGTTGCAAAGAATTGCGTGATATGCTATAATAACGCCTGTGAAGGCAACTCCTGCCTGTTAATAACGTAATCCCACAAAAGCCTGACCATCTCTCCTAAATCTCATTGGTTGGGCTTTTCCTTTTCTATGACATTTTCAGTAACTATATGCACTCAATGTGGTGATCCATTCGATTCCACAGAATATCCGCTATGTAATGATTGTAGATATGACCACCGTTTTATTAAATTAAGGAAACAATATGAAATCAACACCGAAGACAAAAGCAGGCAAGATGGCGAAAGTAGGAAAAGTGATGAAGGAATTTAAAGCTGGTACACTAAATACTGGTTCTAAAAAAGGTCCTATCGTTAAATCACCAAAACAAGCGATAGCAATCGCACTTAGCTCAGCAGGAATGAGCAAAAAGAAGAAAAAATAATGACTAAAGAATGTCCAGTCGTAACACACGACATAAAACTCAACCTAAAGAATAGGGACTGGGCGTTTAAGAATGTAGGTTACGGTCCAGCTAATCCTGAAGAACCTAACAATGAATTTTGGAGTGCTAAGTCAGATGAATGGCAAACTCCAGTAGAAACTGCAAAAACTATGCGTTGTGGTAATTGCTCTGCATTTATCCAAACTCCTGAAATGATGGACTGCATAGTTAGTGGCATACAGGGTGAAGAGTCAGATAACGAAACATACGCTAACGAAGTAGTTGATGGTGCTAAATTAGGTTACTGTGAATTATTTGAGTTTAAATGTGCCGCAGATAGGGTCTGTTCGGCATGGCTTGTAGGAGGACCTGTTACCAAACCAATGACAGAAAAAGAAAAAAATACATTAAGGATGGCAAAACATCTATATGTTAAAAGAAAGTAATTGTTCTGTTTATAGACATAGAAGAGCAGATAACAATGCTATATTTTATGTAGGCAAAGCATCAAACAAATATAGAAAAGACTCACATGCAGATAGAAACAAACATTGGCATGAAATAGTAAAAGAAGCTAATGGGTTTATATCTGAAGTAGTTGTAGACGATATATCTGAAGAACTATCTTTATTAGTTGAACGTGAATATATAGACCAGTTAAAAAGACTTAATGTTGCATTATGCAATTTAACATCTGGTGGTCAAGGTAAAACAGGATGGCAACCTTCAGAAGAAACAAAAAAATTATGGTCTGAACAAAGAAAAGGTAAAGCTCCTTGGAATAAAGGAAACAAAAAACCTATTGTTACAGCATCTCAAGAAGAAAAAAATAGAATTAAACAAGAAGCAAATAATAAAAGAAGTGAAGCATTAAAAGGTAGAATACCATGGAACAAGGGTATAAAATTAACATATGCACATAAACTTCGTGGTAAACCATCACCAAACAAAGGAAAACGTGTAGTTGGTTCAAGAAGGTGGCTACAAGAACAAAAGCTAAAGGATAATAAAGAATGAAGCCAGGTTTATACGCAAATATCGCAGCTAAACGTGCAAGAATTAAAGCAGGTTCAGGTGAAAAGATGCGTAAGGTAGGTAGCAAAGGCGCACCAACTGCTAAAGCATTTAAACAATCAGCAAAGACAGCCAAAAAGAAATGAGTGCAGCTTGGCAAAAGAAAGCAGGTAAAAACCCTAAAGGCGGTTTAAACGCTAAAGGTCGTGCCTCTTACAATAAAGAAACAGGTGGTCATTTAAAAGCACCAGTAAAGTCAGGTGATAATCCTAGACGTGCATCATTTTTAGCTCGTATGGGTAATATGCCAGGACCAGAACGTAAACCTAATGGTGAACCAACAAGACTATTATTATCCCTAAAAGCATGGGGAGCATCTAGTAAGTCAGATGCAAAAGCAAAGGCAAAAGCTATAAGTTCACGCAACAAAAAGAAATGAACTGGTTATATGTTCTTTTGGCTGTAATAGCTGACATAGCACTATTAGTGAATGTATGGCATCATTGGTAATATGTATAAAAAAACCATATTTATATACACATCCAAATAATATGTATAAATAAATGCAAAAACTAGATATATATGTAGGATATGATGGCAAAGTAGAACCAGTTGCTTATCATAACTTTTGTCAGTCAGTTATAGAGAAGTCATCTATACCGGTAAGTTTTACACCATTAGCATTAAACACTTTAAAAGACTACGAAGAAACACATAAAGACGGTAGTAACGCATTTATCTACTCACGCTTTTTAGTGCCATATCTAAACAACTTTAAAGGTATCGCACTATTCGTAGATGGCGATATGATATGCAGAACAGATATAGCAGAGATACTAACTAACTTTGATAATGATGAAGCAATCAAAGTCGTAAAGCATAACT